CTCGTGACGCACTTGCCTATGCAATGGCTGATCGTTGTGACCAGTTAGCATTCTTGACTCTGTCAGGTGTTGCTTACACTCACAAAAACAACGGTGGACTGCGAGCTGTAGTTGGCGGTGCTGTAAACGGACAAGAGCTTGTTGATCTTGAGTTCGCTTCAGACGTTTCTGCACCTACTGGTGATCGTCACCTCCGTGTAGATGGTGATGTCTTATCAGCTGGTGACACTACTGCTGTTGCCGCAACTGACAAGCTTGGCTACAAGCACATCGTAAACTTGAAAGCTTACGCTAAAGATAACTACATCCGTGGTATTCGTGGTGCTGGTAACCAAGAAACTTTCCACATGTTTGTTACTCCTCAGCAAATGGCTGACCTTAAGTTAGACACTGACTTCATCGCTAACGTTCGTAACGCTGGCGTACGCGGCGCTTCTAATAGCTTGTTCGCTGGTTCTTCAAGCTTGATGGTAGACGGTGTAATGATCCACGAGTTCCGTCACGTGTTTAACACTGCTGGAGCAACTACTGGTACTTCTACTAACGCTGGCGATGCTGGCTACAAGTGGGGTGCTAATGCTGACGTTGTTGGCGGACGTGCTCTGTTCTGTGGTGCTCAGTCTCTAGCATTAGCTGACATTGGTTTGCCTGAAATGGTTGAAGATACTTTCGATTATGGCAACCAGTCAGGTATCTCAGTAGGCAAGATCTTCGGCATGCGTAAGCCTAAGTACAACAGCGACATCAGTGGCTCTGTACAAGACTTCGGTGTGATCTGTCTAGATACAGCACAGTAAGACAAACGCCCCCTTTTCGGAGGGGGCTTTTATTTGAGGGTATGAGATGAAGTACGCATCAACACGCAGAGGTAAAAGAACAGCAGTTAAGAAAACCACTGCTGAGAAGAAGCCTTACCCAAAAGCTAAGGCAAAAGTTACTAAGGCTAAGAATCCGCCGAAAGCAAGCGTAAACACCAAGACAAACCGTGATTACGACGCAGCACCAGGGGCTACAAACCAGAACCCTAGAGCTCGCGCAGTTAGCATGAAAAAAGATGTTACTGGCGGCGTTAAAACAAAAGCCGGTACTTATAAGACTTACAAAAAGAAATCAGCAGCAGCGAAGAGCTTTAGATCAGCTTTCTCTGACGCGAAAAAGTCTGGATACAAAACGTTCACTTGGAACGGTAAGAAATACAACACAAAAACCAAATAGGACTTAATCATGAAGATTGTAAGTAGTGAGTCATTACGAGTGGCGACCCTTGGTGGCACAGCGGTTTTGTTTGAAGCGGGAGTACCAAGAGAAGTTGGTGAAACTATAGGACTCCTCGCGATTCAGGCTGGCGCAAAAGAATACGACGAAAAATATGTCGAGATTGAAGAAGCAGAAATTGCTGAATTTGAAGAAGTTGTTGAAGTTGAAACAACACCTCTAGGTGAAGACTTAGTTATTGCCCTAGAGAAGATGTTAGACGAAGGCGACCCAAAGAATTTTAAACAAGACGGTTACCCCAAAGCCGCGGTTGTTAACAAAGTAGTTGGCCGCTCTGTAGGCACAGAAGAACGTGAAGCAGCTTGGGAATCAATACTTAACTCATAGGTAAAATATTATGGCAGTCACAGTCCAAAGCGTAATTGATAGAGTACAAACAGTACTACAAGACACAACGGGAGTTAGATGGCCTGTAGTAGATGAACTTGTGCTCTGGGTGAATGACGCACAGCGCGAGATCGCACTATTAAAACCAGACGCTTCGGCAGCGAATGATACCGTTACTCTCGTAACTGGGACAAAACAATCAATCCCAAGCGACGGTAATAGACTGCTTAAAGTTGTTAGAAATATGTCAGCTGCATCTGGTGGCACGGGTAAGCGCGCTGTTCGATTGGTGAATCGCGAAGTTCTAGACGCACAGACTCCAGACTGGCATGACGCAACTTCGTCATCAGGTACTGATGCGGCTCACGGAGCTATTGTTAAACACTATCTATATGATGAAGCTAATCCGCGTAATTTCTATGTTTATCCAGGTGTTGAAGGTAACGCGTATTTAGAGATTATTTACTCTGGCAACCCTGCGGTTGTGACTCTGTCCGATAGCTTATCTATTCCAGACATCTTTGCTAATGCCATCCTCAACTACGTCCTTTACATGGCGTACATGAAAGACGCTGAGTTCGCAGGTAATGCCAATCGTGCTAGCACACATTTCCAATTATTTACTGCTTCTGTTACTGGAAAAGGTTCAGTAGACGCGATGACAAACCCAAATATGGAACGTAGATCAGCCGCGCCAATGGGGGCGTAATGTATGGCGATTTCGTATGAAGCGCTTTTACCTGAAATACTTCCAATGGTTCCAGGGTGCCCCGACTCTATAATCATTAACACAGTGCGTTCGGCAGTAATTGAGCTCTGTGAAAAGTCCGGCGTTTATCAAGCGGAGTTAGACCCTGTAACTACTGTGGCTAATACATTTGAATATGATCTTGAAGCGCCGAGAGGTACTTCTGTACATAAAATTGTATGGGCAACACATCAGGGTAAAGACTTAGAGCCTATATCAAGCGCTCTACTAGAACAGCGTCAGCCAAATTGGAGAGACGTGAGCAAGGCTTCTACACCCGAATATTTCGTTAAGCAAACTTCATCGACATTCTGGCTTGTACCAGTGCCAAATGTGACAGGTACGTCCAGCACCATTGTAAGAGCACAGCTAAAACCAACATATCTGTCAAAAACATGTGACGACGATGTGATGAATGATTACAGAGACACAATCATTAATGGAACGCTGTTTCGACTACTTAGAATCCCAAACAAAGAATGGTCAGACCTACAGTCTGCAGGTATCTATGGGCAGTTATTTAATCAGGGTATTGAAGCAGCGGAGCTAAGAGCCCGCAGTGCTGATACTCCAGTTCACAGGAGCGTGAAATATGGCGGTAATTCAGGAGTATGGCGAACTAAAGGTCGTCGATATGGACGAGGCGGTTAACCCAGAAATTGCTCCAATAAGAGAACATTGGGAAGTAGTAAAAGTAGGTATTAAAGAGATTTTAGCTGAGCAACCACAGCTTACGTTTAGGCCAGAAGATGTTTATGCGGCTTGTCTTAGTGAAGAGGCCCATCTTTGGGTTGCACCAGAGGGGTTTGTAATCACAAGTTCAGAACGGTGCCAGTTTACAGGAGCCAGGACATTATTACTCTGGCTAGCTTGGACCAAGAAGCGCGGAGATAGTTGCGCAGTGAAATATCTACCGTTTTTTGAGCAAGTTGCTAGAGAGCACGGCTATAAAAGTATTGAAACACGAACGCCTATATCGGCCTTAGAAGACTACTTTCTGGCTGATGGTTGGACTAAAGACACAGTAGTCTATACGAGAGAAGTGTAATGGGTAGCAAACCAAAAGCAGAAGAGTACAAAGCGTCAGAAGCTGAGAAGACCGAATCGCGTATCGCGGCCGAAAAAGCTGCGCACTTTAATAAAAACTACGCGCCTCTCAATGAAATGGAACTTAAGGATTCTTTATCAAATGACATTAGCAACCTAGCTCGAGGGCGAGGTAATGCGGATGTTATGCAGGGCTTAACTTCTAATCTTAATTATGGCCAGACCCAGCAGGCTGGAGACTACGTCCAAGGCTTATCTAGTGCATATCAAGGCACATTAGGCAATGCGAGTTCAGGTGCTTTGGACATACAGAATAAACGTGGGACAGCAGCTATAGGCTCTGCACAAGGCCAGAGCGCAACTTCAGCCCAATCTCAATCCCTACTTACCAACATCGGTACTAGCCGCACTCTCGCAGCTGCGAAGAATAAGCAGATGCTTCAGAACGCACGTCTGTCGGCAGCTATGAAGGTTGGCGGCGCTGCTTTGGATAAGGGTCTGGGGGACAACAAGGACTGGCAAAAATTCAAAGACTACTATAAGGCGGCCAAATAATGATGAGCGCTACAAATGCGGCAATAATATCGGCGACTAAAAGCTCCCTAGCAGAAATTGATAATAAGGACGACGTTAATACCCCAGATACTGCTGAAGTAGATTACCGAGGCAACGCCCTTAAAAAGGACTACGAGTTCTACGAAGATCAATACGGTACTAAACGACAAAAATATGTCGGGGACCGTAGTGGCCGAGGGTTCACACCCTATGACTATAACGAAGCTAAAAAAGCAAAAGGCTTCTACGGCCAGAGAGAA